TTTGCGTTTTTTGCCGGCTTTTGCGTACGCGATTGCTACGGCTTGCTTGCGTGGTTTGCCCGCCTTGATCTCCCTGCGAATGTTTTCTGAGATCACAGCCTGAGACTTGCCCCTCTTCAATGGCATAACGCCAGTCCTCAACGCCTGTTAATAGTTTAGAGCCATCAGCTGTTGCCCAACCCTTATCGGTGTAGACAGCATTGATCCATGCTTCGCCGTGCAATGCTTCTACTGGATCGCTACTGATGTAATAGATGCCATCATTACGAAAATGCCTCAGGCTAGGCAGGTCCATATCGTGCGCGTAGTTGATCCAATGTTAGCTCTGATCCGTCATCACGGACTAACTTGGCGATGGCATTAGTTGGGCCGTGTTTTTCAGCAAGCCTGTTGAAGTAGGGCACCTTACTGACACCAAGCGCCTTGGCCTTAGTTTCTAGGTCTTGATTGGCCAGCCATTGCCCATAGGTTTGATCGGCTGGCACCTGACCACCGGCTGATGCACGCGTTGCTGGCGGTAGTGGTATGAAACCAAGCTCGTCGTAGTTAATTACTGGCACCGTGGTTGATCGGCAGTTGAAGTGCTGCGGTGGTGTTGGTCCCTTGCCATATTCAAACTCTTTACCATCCAATGCACGACAAATGCTGCTGGTGCGGGTATCCAGTGTTGCCACATAGCGATATTTCTTAGTGATGTCTTGATTTGCTTCATATACCTGCTGGCTGGCTGCATTAGCTACCTGGTTAATGCTTGTACGTACAAGCGTAACGATCTGATTATCAGCTACAGCAGTTGCTTGACCGCCTGCTGCAACAAGTTGATTAACGGTGCGTGCGCGTTCGCCGAATTGTAAGTTACCAACCAATCGCTTAGCGATGTCAGGCGTGGTTTCACCTGTTAGTAAGCCTTGCCGTACTACTTGATTGAACCGCTCTGCTTGATCTACGGCAATACCACGAAATGCTTTGCTGACTACTTGGCCATTGGGTAATGTGATCGTTGCACCTTGCGCTGCAGTAAGGCTGAAGGTTTGCGGTGCGCCTTGCACTGCTGCAAATAGGTCATCACTTAGTGCTACCACATTGATTTGCGTCGGGTCAGTGGTTACAACTGACTGCGCAAATTGTGGGCTGATCTCAACAGTGCGTACGGCATCACGAGCGCCTACTGGTAATGCACGTGCTAATTGATCTGTGACAAACTCCGACTGCAATTGCGCCAAGCCTTGCAGTTCCAATGCAGTTAGCTCTGTTGCATCACCAGCCCATGTACCAAGGCTATCTTTAAGTTGCGCCAAGATCGCCCGCAAGCGTGCTGCTTTGACTGGTGCCGCTAAGTCATCAATCGTGCGTAATTGATTGACTGCATCAATGATGATGTCGTTGTAGGCATTGATAATACGCCGTGCAACGCTATTGCTGTAGCGGTTTAAATCAATCGCATTGCGATATAGCGCTTCTGGTGTACTCATTGCACGATGCCTAAATCTTCCGGTGCATAGCCGCTGCGGATGCTGACATTAGCGCCACGGTTTAATGCACTGCCGACAAGTGCAGCAAATGCCTCGTAACCGTTTTGGCCGTCTTCCATCAGTGTCACCTGATCCACTTCATCTGCTTTGCCATTTTTGTACCAAGTGACGCGCACAATAGCAAGCACTTCTTCAGGCAAGGCGCTGATGTGATAATCAAGCTCTTGCTTCCTCGGCTTCTTGGGTTCGATCATTATCATCAAATCCACTAAGCGGTCGGTTGTCCAGTCCAGCAGATGGTAAATCAAGCCCCGCATTGGCCGTAGCCTCCAGCTCTTCATCTACGTTAAAGTCATCGCCCAGTACATCACCTTCAGATAATTCACGCAGTAAAGTCTCCTGCGTGATGGTGCCAGCAGTGTAAAGCTGCAGTAAAGATTGGATTTCCTGCGGTTCAAGGCGTGTACCAAGAAAATCACGGTTGACGTAGCTACTGCCTGGTGCAGTGCTGTTGCCGATGTACTGCGCGTGAAACTGCAAGCAATTGTCGATCATGTCTTGCACATTTTGCGCAATGACCATCATGGTGCTGTCACCTTGACTGCGATCAATGCGTTTTGCTTCGGCAGTTTCAGCAGATAGCTTTTGGCCCAACACTGCAGACAGGCCAAGTTCATTGATCTGCGCTGCAAGCTGCTCTAGACGCTTGAATTGATAATCAAAGCTACGACCAGCTGGTTCGATGTATTCTGCGCGCCCTTCAGCAGGAAATGCAATTGCTTCGCCAGGTCCAGCGCTTACTTCCTCTGCAGCAGATGGGAAGCCATAAAACGCCAGCATCGGCACAGCGCTGATGTGGAGCTGATTGTCTAGGTCAGATTGGATTTGATATGCCTTAAGGTTTAGCTCTGCAATATCCTCAAGCGGTGGCCGTGATTCCATGAATGCACTGCGCTGCGCATAGGCAACGCTGAATGGAATCTCACTAAGGCTTGTGCGGCCTTCGTCGATGATTTGAAACTCGCCATTGTCTTGCTTTTGATGCAGCTGAAATTCACCTGGCGTTAGCACACGGATTTGCTCCACTGCCTTTTCACCAAATTCACCATCTGGTACGTTGACCATTTCAGCAAGCCGCAGCTGCGTCAATACTTGACGGCCTTCTTGCTGCTCAGCGCGCCAACCAAGGATTTGACGTGGTGTGTAGGTCACCCAATAGGGTCTACCGCCATTAGCAGGTGCATCCACCAGTACACCAACGTGGCCATAACGGACCATCTTGCGGGTGGTTTCATAGGTCCAAACATTTAAATCATCGCCTTGTAGGTCAACATCAAACAACTGCTCGCGGATGATGTCAGCAGTATCGTCAAGCCGTACTGGCTTGCGCGTTAACATGCCAGCCAGCATCCGCTCTAGACGTTGATAGAACGGCGGGCATACGCTACGTGCTAGACGGTTGTCGTAGGACTCATCTAGCTCACGTGGTTCTTGCGGCAAGTAGCGCCTATGGCGCTTGCGCATTTGGTAGGTGCCTTGCAATAGATCCTCAATGAGCATCCAATGCGGTTCCATCGCGTACCAAGATGTACTGGCATCCTGCACGCGGGTAACGCGACGCTGCGCAATGGCCCGGTCGTAGTTGTTGAAGCCGGTGTACATTACAGCGCCGCAGTCATGGGTGCAGTTTAGGTCATGCAATAGCCGCTTTCGCAGCCGTCTTGCTCGTCAATCCATTCGGGAAACAGTCCCAACTGGTCTGGTATGGCAGCATCAATCGGCAAGCTTTTGCGAGCGCCGATGCCGCTAATATAAACGGCATCCTTGCCGATCTGCTCTCGCTTGCTGTTTAGATGCCTTTCAAGCTCAGCAGTGGCCGTGAATAGCTCTGGCTTTTCGCGCCGCATGGTGATCCACTGGTCGGTGGTTTTGTAGGGGCAAAACCAGCAGCTTGATTTTGGCGGTTGTGGCAAGCCTGCTTCACGCACAATGCGCAGGCAATCACTGCGGCTTATGCCAAGCTCAATCAATGGATAGGCGCTGGTGTAGCCGTCACTCTCTCGTGATGGCGTTGCTCGGTGCGGTTCGTCAGTGCTGATACCCTTGCCAAGCGTGCAGTCAGGCGCATTGCGCTTAATCCACTTGGCGATGGGCTTAATCTTGAATTCAACGGTGCAATTCCTGTTGCCAGGTGCGCCGTTACTCATGCGCACTGGGATGTCGATGGACCGAATTGGCCGATAAAGCTGATCTAGTAAGTCAACCGCAGATCCATCTCTGCGGCGCCGCTGCACATCCACCCATTCAATGCCGTGGCTAGCAGCGTAAGGCTTGAGTACTTCCGCGATATAGCGGATCGTGTCTGGCAATTCCGACTTGTCGCCGACGTTGGCAAATACAAAAGTGCGGTAGGGGATTTTGTCGTGCGCAGCCAAAACTAAGCACGCAGTTGATTGAACTCCACCACCGCACGAAAAGATATAGCGCATATCAAGCCGCAGTCAGCGTAATGCTATTGCGGCCAATCTTGATGTCAAACTCAGCGCCGGGTTCGTAGCCCATCTCGCGGAGGTAGCCATCACCGATTTGCAGCTTGCCGTTGAATTGCACCTTGGCTTTATAGGTCAAGCCGCGGCCTGGCTTGGTTGGCTTGCTGTTGAGTGCAACGCCTTTTGCTTCCAGTAGTGCTTCATAGAACTGCGTAAATGCAACGCGATCCTTGATGACATAACCGCAGGCACGCACCAGTTCTGATTTAGGTACGTCGCCCAGTTCTTTGACCTTTGCAAGTAGTTCAGCGCCTTTCAGCATGGGTAGAGGTAATGGTTGGCGCAATCAATATAGTCTGATACCAGTGCTGCGTCCAGCACCAGCGTGCAATGGGTTGAACTCACGCCACACGAGGTAGCCAAGGGCATCATTCATGTGGTCATGGCCTGCATCCTTATCTGGGTCGCCTTTATCGGTGTAGCACTGCAGCTCTAGGCATTCGATCAGTCGCTTGCAGCGCTGGTGGATCGTGAGCCTGACTTGACCTTTGCCGTTTTCCAGCAAAGCCTGAACAGCAGCCACGCGATCACGAACGGGAGGATTTGCCCGCGGTGACTGGTTTGACATGCCATAGGACTCAAGGATCTGGATATCGGTCTGGCTTGCATTGGTGCTGCGGTTGCCGCCGCTGGCATCAGGGTAGATATAGATACGCCGCTGCGGGTAACGCGCTTGGATCTCTTGCGCTAATGCGTCAGTGTCATGGGCGCCGCTGATTTCGTCGATGACCAGCAAGCTGCTGCCGGTGCGGACACCGATGATGGCGCTCATATTGGCTACGTTGAAGTCAACGCCAATACGCAGCGGTTCACGGTCTAGATCCGGCAGTTCCGTTACTACATGCTTGCCTCGGTTGAAGCGGTCGTAAATGGTGCCAGTGGTGAGGTTGACGAATTCACCATCGAGATAGGCACGTAGCAGTTGCGGGTCGTAGTTAGCTTCCAGCCGCTCGATGAAGTCCGGCGGCAGGTGTGGGTTATCGACCGACCGCATCTTGATCAACTTGCGATCAGCGCGACCTTGTGCTTCTTCACTACCGAAGGTGTTCCACATCCAGCGGAACCCTTCTGG